GTTGCGTTACTTTGTTAGTTGGAATGAATCCCATAATTTTAGTTTTTATTAGTTGTTATTAATTGATTGTTTAAAATTGTAAAAAGGTAGTGAGAGAACTAGGCGAAAAAGGTAGCGAAAACCTAACCCCCTCACACCTTTTAATTTATTCTTACTATACCTCTATCGTTCCAAAGGTCGCCTTTATTAAGACCTCTATTAGACGTAGGTAATCTGCTTCCATTTAAAGTTTCCATAGTCGGAGTATCTCCTTTCTTCCCATTCGCACCTTTCAATCCTTGGTCGCCCTTATCGCCTTTATCTCCCTTTGGTCCTTGCGTTCCGCCTGATATATCTTCTTTTAAATGTCGTCTAAGCTCGTCTATCTCTTCCGATATGTTTTGTAACTGAAGATAAACTATACCTAATTGAGCAAAAGAACCTCTATCTTGTATGTGATCCCCATTAGTAAACTTAGTTTCTAATTCAGTTATCTTAGTATCATCAACTTTGTCTTTACCACTACCTGTCTTAGTGAATATAGTCTTATTTTTCTTGTTTGCTAGTGCCATATCTTAAGGTGCTGTTGGTTGTGTGTTATATTGTAAAACGATTGACATCGATACTCCTTGTACTTGTGCTGTATCGAGTCTACCGATTGAAATTACATCTCCTTTATTAAAAGTCCAATTACTAGGACAATCAACAGCAAATTCAGTTGTGTACGTGCCAGTATTAATAGTGTCACCTATGTTTGTACTAGAACCTGCTTTGTGGAAAGTTAGTTGAGATTGTTTACTTGCTGTATGAGAATTGTAATTAACTATACTTTTGACAAACCCATCGTAAGGTACTGTAAACATCAAATGATAAGTAGATGTACTAAGAGTACCTTCTGCTGTGGTTGCTCCTGAAATTGGTATGTAATAATCATTATCAGGCGAAGAGTGGTGATAGTGAGCTGTCCGAACGTCAAGTACGTTTTCCGCTTTTACGTTGGTTAGGTCGGATTTAAGAGCCGAAACCATACTACCTATTGGAAAATCTATATCTGAAGTGAAACTATCAATTAGTATTTGTGTAGCACCTTTAGCTAATTCACTTCTCGATGTTATTACAACACTATTACTTCCATCAGGATAACTTAATCTAAGTTTTTGATTATCATATATTCTGCCTGTTGTAGTACCGTCAATTTCAAACTTGTCTATAGTCCCCCCAGCGGTTATGGCTGTATCTATAACACCATAATCGTCTAAAGAAATATAGTTTGTATTTTGAGTTTTTATACTAGATATACTTCCTTGTGTTGTTTCCTCAAAATTAGTATCTTGATTTAATGAAAAAACTGCCGACCCTGGACCTTCCGTAGAAATGTTAGGAGATATATTATCTATCTGACACCACTCTCCACTCATTATTTCGCTTTGAGCTTTAAACGTGCCTCCTAAGAATTGATAATATTTAAAATCTAAATCAGTAGGGTTAAGTTTGTATTTAAGGACTTTAAGCGGTGATATGTCAGCCGATTGTACGTCAGCTTGTAATATTTGTAAAGGTCTAACTTGTGGTAATAAATATTCTTCTACCACTAATTGTAGTATCGTTTGATAACCGCCTGAATTACCTTTTCTAAATCCTTTTGTTACTGGAGCATATACATTTGCTCCAAGGTCTTTTTGTATAGAATAAAGTCTATTAGAAGATTGACTAAAAGCATCTTCACCTGCCATTCTTTGACCTATTGCTATAGAACCTAAGTCTTTAGTGTCATACGCTTTTACGTCTGATTGTGTAGCTCTATATGTTATTTCAGAATCTACTGATTGTCCATTATTTTCTTCACTTGGTATAAAACTAAACTCTACACATTCTGTTTTATTTGATATTGGCGTTGGGTTTGTTACTGGATCAACAATAGATGCTCCACCAATAGTTCTTTGATGATAATTGTTTGATGTGCTTGTACCTATAGTAACAGTACCACTAATAGGTGCTTCTTCTATTTCAGCTGTAAACCTTAAATTAGTTCTAAATAAATAAGTGTCTGCTGCTATTGGCTGAGATTGATTACCAAGTAAATAAGGCGTTCTTTTGCAAGGCCAGGAATCGTAAGAATCCCAATCTGCGTTATTACTAACATCGATAATACTTGGCATTATGCTTGGGTTATTTATAGCATCACTTTGAGATACTGCATAACCCCTTTTAAGACCTAAAGTTAAAGCAGAAGAATTATTTAAAGTCCAAACTAATTGATTTGTTCCGTTTGATTGTAAGTAGTAATTATTTGTTCCGTTTGATAATTTTATAGTTAAATCACAAGAGTTTGTGTAAGTGTTACTAAATACATCGTGATTAGCATTCAAGTCAGTAAAATCACTTTTTGTAACCCTAATATTATTGTGAAACACAAAGTGCATTGTGTGAACACCTGTGTTAGCAGCTAAAAACCCTGCTATTAAACCACTTCCTTCTATATTTATCCCTTCACTTAAACTAAAATTAGACGCACCTTGACTATGCTTTAAGGTAACACTTTCTAAAGGTGGATCGTAAGTAAAAGTAGAACCGCCTAATATTGGATTGTCAGACGTATTTATAATTATTGCTGTGTTTATATTTTCAACCGTAGTACCTGTTGCAATCGAAGAATAATTATAAGTTCTTAAAGAGCCTGTTGAATTATCTAATAATTCGTTAGGCTGTATAAAATTGTATTTACCTTCAGCTAAATACCCTTTTAAACCAAACAACCTAGAAACACCTTTTATAACATCTCCAAGTTTAAAATCTAAAGGATTCCCTCCAGGAACTACATTACCTTCTTCATCAAATTGTGTAGGATTAGAAAAAGCTCCTTTTGATATACGATAAGCAGATAAGGGGTTTGCATTATTGTATAAGGATTCATCACCATCACGCCACCAATTAGCACTTGTTCTTAACCACTTATAATTATCAGGAGCAGGATTTGAATTACCACTTGTACTACCACCAATATTTATATCTGTATATGAACCATCTTGAAAACTTAGTAATAATTCAGAAGTTATACTATTTGAAGCGTTTTTTTCAGTTTCACTTGAAAACGTAAAAGGTTTTAATTGATTAATATATCCAATAGAATCGGTAGCCACAAGTTTATAAACGTAAGGGTAGGGTAAGTTTTCTATAGTGTCAAAACTAGGTTGAACCCAACCAAACCACCAAATATTATCGTTGGTTACCGTACCTTTGTAAATTCTTACATAATAAGATTGAAAACCACTTGCTAAAGAATCGTAAACAAATGCTTCATCAGCATTATTTTCAATAAAAAAATTAATGTTACATTCTGAACCTAAAAATGTTGGGCTTCTATCTGAACCTTGTCCGTTCCAAGTTATCTCAAACCCTTCACCTTGCATTTTAAATTCAGTAGGGTTATCTCCACCACCTGTGAAACCATCTTTCCATATCTCTATATTCCAATTTGTGCCTTTTTCACCTATTATATTGGAATATCTATATTTACCAAATGCCATATACTACCTTCTTTGTTTTCTTCTGTTAGCTCTATCGAACACTATCAATAAATCATCTCCGCTTATTCTTACATCAGGAATTGCCGCTGCACCACCACCACCTAAAGCGTGGTTAGGTATAATCGTTCCGCTTGAACCTGGCACGAATAGTTCAGGTCCTCTTTCACCTACTAGACTCATCTTACCTACAGGTGGTTGACCTCCGTTTGCAAACGCTCCACCCATCATTCCTTGTAATATATTACTAAATCCTGCACCTTTAGAGAATATACCTCCTGAAGCCATCGCTGTACCACCTAAACCTGTAATACTTAATAGTGCAGCTAGTACAGCAGCCTTAATTACCATAGCAGCAATTTGCTTACCTAAATCTACGAAAATTTGACCTAAACCTTCTAGTAAATTACCACCACTTACAAGTACACTTGCAAAAGAATCAGCAAAACTTGTAGCTATACTTAGCCCAAATTGATTCATTGCGTTAGACCACTCTTGAGTCTTTACTCTAGCCGCTTCTAATTGTATTAAATATTGTTCGTATTCTTTGCTAAAATCAAAAGGTGATTTAACGAATTGTTCTTTATTATCGCCACTTTCTGTAGGTGTAGGTGTTGTAGTTGGTGTGCCACCTGATAAGTCAAATAACTTATCAAATGCGTCTAAATCTAAACCTGACACATCTGATACAACATCTTTTATTGTTTCTCCAAAAGTTTTAAACTTTGTTGCATCAGGATCTATATCATCAAGGTTTTTTTCTAAAGCATCAATAGTACCTATAGCTGCTTGCATTTCTATAAACAAAGCCGATGTAGGTCCTAAAACAGAACCTAAACCTTTTAATAAGCCTTTAATTATACCACCGACACCTTTTGATGACTTAGCTACTGAAACTAAAAAAGCGTTCCAATTTCCTGCAAGATACACTACTCCTGCTGCTAATACACCTACTAAGCCTATAATTATACCTATAGGACTTGTAAACATAGCAAATCCAATTTTAACAACACTTTTTATAGCAGTAAATAACATACCAAATGATGATGTTAAACCTGATACAACTAACAATAAAGGACCAATAGCGGCTGCTACTCCAGCTACAGTTATTATCGTTTTTTTACTCTCGTCATCTAAATTTGTAAAGTTAGAAGCTAACTCTGTTATTTTATTTATCAAAGGAGTAAGATAATCGGCAATCAAAGCACCAAATTCTAATTGGAGTCCTTCAATAGCTGACGACATTCTTTTAATTTTGGCTTGAGTGGTTTGACCCATTTTCTCAGCCATATCGTCTAACCCAGTCGTATTGTTTTTATACTCCTTTGTAAGTTCTTTTGTTTTATCTCTGTTTTTAGATAGTATTAGTAGTTGCTTACTAAAGTTTTTACCTACTATTGCTGTAGCTCTATCTAAGCCCATTTGACCTTCAGATAACATATCTAAAGTGTCAGATAAACTAATACCTTTTTCTTTTAGTTTTATGAATAAAGAGTTAAGACCTGTACCTGCTTTGGATGCTTTAATACCACTATCCATAAGGACACCCATCATAGCAGATAACTCTTCTAAATCTACTCCTACTGCACTTGCAGAAGCACCTGCGTTAGCAAATGCTGTACTAAATGTGCTTAATTTTATAGAAGAGTTTGCTGAAGCTAAAGCTAGTGTGTTTGCTACTTGTGCTGCTTCAGAAGAATCTTTACCAAAAGCTCTTATCGAAGCTCCTACTACATCTGCGGCTAAGGTTAAATCTTCACCTGTAGCCAAAGATAAATCTAATACGGATTGCTCCATATTTTTAATAGCTTCAGGATCAAAACCTTTACGACCTAAACTAAGTTGTAATTCAGCGACTTGAGATGCTGTAAATTGTGTTGTAGAACCTAATCGCTTTGCTTCTGATGTAAGCATTTTAAGTTCATCAGTAGTAGCGTTTGTAACTGTTCCTACTTTAGCCATTCCGTTCTCAAACTGAACGAATGTGTCCATAGCGGACTTACCTAAAGCGGCTAGAGGTCCTGTGACACTAAAAGAAAGTAAAGAACCCATACGAGCTGCACCCGAAGCGAATTTAGCTAAACTCTTGTTAGCTTTACCCATCCCCTTTTCTAACCCTTTAATGTTAGCTGCGACAATTATCGAGATGGTCTTTACTGATACACCCATTTTATATCTTATTAAATTTAGATTTATTGTATTTCTCGAGAACCTTTTGTATGTGTTCTTTTGAAGCTATCTCTTTTTTCGGCTTATTCTTATTATCCCAAGGAAGAGGTAATATCTCTTGTGGCTTTAGATTCTTTTTTGAGTGTGGCGACAAACAACCTAACAATATAATTCTAGTTTGTTCCCATTGGTTCTGTGACATCTGTTCTTGGTGCATTTTAAAGCCCTCTAAGCGATTATTAAAAGAACGTGGGGTTAAACTATACAATTCATCATAACCTAACCCCATCATTCCTAAACCGATTTGCTCTAATTTATCCCAGTCAATATCTCCTTCCTCAGAATCTATCTCCTCTCCCTCAACTACTTTCCCTCGCCTTGAGGTTGGTCAAGTTGGAACGCTTCGAATATCTCGTTAATCTTAGAGAAATCTTCATTATCCAACCACTCTTCAATGTCAGCGATTTTATAAGTAAACTTCTCTCCAATCTTCTTTGCTCCGTACTTCAAACCAAAGTAAGCGATAACTCCGATGTGGTCTATCTCCGATCCTAACTGATTTAATTCGTTTAGCTTTAAACCTAACTTTTTGCAGATTTCTTTTAAGCATAAATAACTAAATCTGATTGGTCGCTCCTGACCGCCTAATTCTACCTTTTTCATTTTTATTTGTGTTTATTTATTAGTATGTACCTTTTGTTACTACCCCAGTACCTGTTATAGTCACAGAGTAAGTCACATTTTCTTCGACTCCTGCATCCATAGAAAGACTCGATATGTAACCACTTCCTTCCCATTTAACATCTGTACTAGCACCTGTATCTCTCTCAGCGAATCTTACAGATACTTCGTTGCGTTGAGAGATGTCACTAAAAAAGTCGTAAAAGTCTTGATCTGCACTTATATCTTGAAGTGCATCTGTAGATAATTCAAACGACCTTAAACCACCTGCGTTCTCTTGATAACCACCGCTATCTTTTGTGGTAATATCTCTCAAATCGTTGTTAAACGATATTGAAGCTGATGTGCTATGAGCTACTGCGTCTGCTCCTGCATCTTCTCCTTCAGTTAAAACTATAATTTCTATTGCACCTTCATCTATATCGGCTGTACCATTTTCAAAATAAAAAGTTAAATTTTCTTGTGCTACTGCACTTGTATAATCAACATAAGTATAATCTCCATCAACCACTTGAGAAGTTGATGCATACGAAAAAGAAGCAATAGATAATGAATCAGTGATTCGATCTAAAACAGTTGAAGCATTATTAGTATTACAAGTCAATTGTAAATCGCCTGAATAAACAGGTCCTGTTGCTAGATACGCATTTTTAAGTATTATATTTCCTGTAGTATCTAAAGGTGATGAATTTTTAACTCTAATTCTAGTTACTTGCTTCACAGCAACAGGGTATAATCTGTAAACTAATAAATCCGATGCGTTTTTGATTGCCATAATTAATGGATTTAAAAGTTAATACTATGATTTAGATAACTGCCCTGTACCTGTAAGAGAAATAGAATAAGTTGCGTTTTCTTCTACACCTGCGTCTATTGAAATAGAAGTTATTAGAGCCGAACCTGAGTAAATCATATTAGTTGCACCAAAGTTTACTACAACTGCTGTACGAGCTTCCCAAGTATCCCAAAGAGCTTCAATATTACCATCACCTGCTCCGATTTCAACAAAAGCATCTCCACTTACTTCCCAAGAACGTAAACCTCCTAAGTTATCTTGATAACCTAATGAAGATTTAGTTGTAGAATCTCTAAGGTCCATATTCATAGATATAGATGCTGAAGTTGAATGTGCTACTGCTGTCAAAGAACCACCTGTCGGAGTTATTGAAAGAGTCACATCTGTTGCGTTTAAAATTGCCATTTTTATTTAGTTTTTGATTATTAAACAATTAAATATTACGTTTTTGTAGAACTTTTCAGGTGACTTAAAATACTCATCGTCTAGGGTTTCAAACCTAAACTTAGCGGTATAAGTCACACCATCTTCGGTGTAGTCCACCTCGTACAAATCTAAGGCTTCTACTACTGCCTTAGCTTGACTATATGTTGTTAAATAAACGTCAGCGAAACAAGCTATCCGAATCGATACGTCACAAGAATTCAACGAGCTGCCTTTACTCATAAAGTTGCTTACGTTGGTTATCTCGAACGTGGTCGAAGGATATGTTACACCTTGCGGTATAATCACAGGAAAGACTCTATTACTACCACCATTAGCTGTTGTGAAAGCTGATGTAGCGTTGAGTCTTGTTATTATTTCTTTTCCTATATCTTGAAACATACGTCTATTTAAATCCTGCTTTTTTAAACATTTTATCTAACATCTTAGATATATCTCTTTCGGCTGTTGCTGAAATATCTTGACCTTTTTGATCTATAACCTCTTTATAAAAATCAGGTTGGTTTTGTATTCTACCTGTAGATTTACCGCTTTTATGCTTTCGTTCCTTTGTGCCATTAAGCAACATCGCAGGTAAATTTCTACTTTTTTTACCATTGACCCAAGTTTGGTTAAGGTGTTTTAACCTTGTTCCAACAAATAAACCAGGCTTCTTAGACCTTCGAGCTGTAATGATACCAATCGAATCTGCTATAGATTTACCAACCGTTTGTTTTTTAGTTGCAACATCGTATCTTTGTCCAGGAACTTTATTTTTAGTCCTGTGCTTATATTTCATTTTAAGAGCCTTTACTGCTTTCTGTGCAGCAGGTCTTAGTGCTTTGTTTATCAAGCTACGAGAACTCTTCTCAGTTTCGCCTAATTTCTTTAGAGATTTCTTAACATCTTCAATACCTTTAACTTGAATAAGTTGACTCTTACTTATAGTAGGTTTAGCCATCTATACAGGTGATTCAGTTGGTAAATCCTCGCTTACGAATATCTCTATAAATTCTTTTCTTGGGTCAATTACGTACCCAATAATATCTAAATCGTTGTCCGAACCAACTTCTTCTAAAACCCAATTAGATTTTATGTTTTTTGTTTCCGAAGAATATCGGATCGTGTACACAAACCTAGAGTAAGATTGTAGTTCGTTACCTTCAAACTTCTCCTCGACATCACGAAGAGATTTAACATTTTTATTAGCCCACATAGTATGTTCGAGTGTGTAAGCGTTAGTCACACCGCCGAAATCATCTTGTGTAGCTGAAAGCGATTTTAATTTCACACGAACATTAAAGTCACCTGCCTTTATTTGACTTATAAACGCCATCTAGTGATAACACTTATAAGGTTGTAATAATATTTGAGAAGCCATAGGAAACTGACGCTTTCTATCTTCTCTGAAGTAATACATATCAGCTACAATTAACTTGATAGCTTGTTTAATCGCTTCAGGTACATCTGCACTAGCCGCACCATATCCTGTATTGAACCAAAAGTAAAACGTATTAGCCGCATTATCCTTAAGCGTAGTGCCTGGAAAGTCCGAACTAAGGTAAACTAAGGAAGGGTTAGAGAAAGCGTCTATATACGCCTTATCTGACTCTTGAGCAGTTCCATTTGCATCTGTCCAATTAACAGGTCTTTTAGCAGCTGCAACAGGTTCAGTAGTTGCATCTACATCAACTAAAGTACAATTAGGAAATATTAACGAAGCCTTATTTACTTGCTCGTTAAAGTAAAGTTTGTATTGGTGTGTTATGAAGTGGCGATTACAATAGT